ATCGCGGAGTTTGTGAAGAGGGAGCAGTCGAAGACGGAGTCGGCCTACAAGGCGGAACTGGTGGAGGAGCGGAAGCGAAGGGAGCAACTTGAGCGGAGGCTCAACGAACTGGTGGAGGAGAACAAGCGGAGCCGGCAGCAGGCGGAGGAATCCGAGCGGGCGGCGACGATTCGCGGGGAACTGGCGCGGCTGGGAGTGGCCAAGGTGGAGGTGGCGTTCAAGGCGATCAAGGACGACGTCTACCGGGCCGAGGACGGACGGCTGCTGGCGCGGGGCGAGCAGGGGGAGGTGGGACTGAAGGAGTACGTGACGCACTTCCTGAACGAGAACCCGGAGTTTTTGCCGGCGCGGATCGCGGGAGGGTCGGGAGCAGTCTCGACGCACAAGGTTCCGGCGGCGAGCGGCGGGAGCGCGGACATGGACAAGATCCGGCCGGGGATGAGCTCGGAGGATGCCGAGCGAATCCGGCAAGAGATCGTGAGAATTACATCGCAGACGCTGCGGGGGGCTTAAGTAAGCAGTAGGAAGCGAGCGGTATAGAAAAAGAAACGAGACGATAGGAGAAACGAATGCCAGCAATAACTTCATCTAACGTGGCCAATGCGATTGCCAAGCTGGTAGCGGCGGATGCGCTGCCAGCACTGATAGGAAACCTAGTGATGGGGAACCTGGTCAATCGCGATTACGAGCCCGTACTGGCCCAGGCAGGGGATACGGTGAATGTGCCGATTCCCCCAACCCTGGTAGCCAACAACATAGCGGAAGGCGGCACGGTGCAGACGCAGAACCCGAACCTGGGGAACGCGCAGATCGTGCTCAACACGCACGCGGAAGCGACCTTCCAAGTGCCGGACGTGACCAAAGTCCTGGCGGTGCCGGACCTGTTGAAGCTGTACATGCAGCCGGCCATGGTGGCGCTGGCGCAGAGGATCGAGTCGGACCTGCTGAATACGTACGCGAGCTTCACGGCGAATACGCCGGTGGGGACGGCGGGGACGCCGCTCACCGAGGCCGTAGTGGACGCGGCGGAGACGGCGTTGTTCGAAGCCATGCTGCCGGCCAGCGAGCCGAGGTTTTTGGTGGTGGATGCCAACAGCTACTCGGCCCTGCGGCAGATCGAGCGGTTCAGCGAGTACCTGACCGCCGGGGAAGCCGGACTGCAGGCACTGATAGACGGAAGCGTCGGGAAGATCAAGGACTTCTACGTGCTGCGGTCGCAATTCGTGGCCAAGACGGGGAGTTCTCCGGTGAACACGCACAACCTGGCGTTTGCGCGGAACTCGCTGGGCCTAGTGGTGCGGCGACTGCCACAACCGCTGCCGGGGACGGGGGCCATCGCGGAGTACGCCGAGCTGGGCAGCTTCGGGATGCGGGTGGTGATGAGCTATCAGCCGAACACGCTGGCGCAGCAGTTCACGGTGGACGTGCTGTACGGGGTGGGCGTGCTGAGAAACACGTTCGCGGTGCAGGTGAACAGCTAGCCGGCATCCAAAGGCCGGCGGCAAGCAGCGGCGCGGCCATGGGGCGGCCGTTGCGCGGAGGGGGAGATTCCGGAGCCGCGGCGAGAAGCCGGGGCTCCGGAAGCTCCCGTCCGGCGCGGGGCGGCCGCAGTCGCGCGGAGAAGGGATAGAGAAAAATGGACCTGAAAGTCTACTATCAGAAGATACGGCAGATCGAGGCGTCGCTGGCCGAAGCGTTCGTCGTGGTGGTGAGCCTGGACACGCCGGACGGGGGGCGCGCGGGAGTGCCGACTGAGGCGGCGCGCCGGGTAGCGGCGAAGATGATCGTGGAGGGGCGAGCCCGGCTGGCCAGCGCGGAGGAGACCGCGGAACACCGCCAGCGGGCGGCCGAGGCCAAGCGGGCGGCCGAGCAGATAGCGGCGGCGGGGCGGATGCAGATCACGGTGGTATCGGAGGCGGACCTGCGGGCGCTGCGGGGCGCGACGCGATCCAAGAGCTAAGCAGAGGACGGCAGGCAGGGACGAGGCGGTGGGGGTATGGCGCTATTCACTGACGGGACGATATCGAGCATCGCGGACTTGGCGGGGTACGAGTCGGGAATCCTGGAGACGGCGACAACGGAACAGATCGATTTGACGATCAAGCTGGGCCTGGCGCAAGACGAACTGGGGATCGACCTGGACGCGTACCTGACGCGGCAGGGATCGACGCTGGGATTGGGCAATATTGTGGTGACACCGCCGCTGGGCAAGTGCGCCACCTTCCGGGCGCTGGTCGCGACATACCGGGACGCGTATTCCAAGGAGTTGAACGACCGGTATCTGGCCAAGTGGACGGAGTATCAGCAGTTGGCGCAGTGGGCTTGGGACGCGCTGGTGGACACGGGGCTGGGAACGGTTACGGACCCGATTCCCAGGGCGGATAGCCCGCAATTGAGCTACGTGCCCGCGGCGGCGGCGGCGGCGACGTACTTCGTGCGGGTGTCGTGGCTGAGCAGCGACGGCGAGGAGGGCAGCCCGAGCGACATCGCGATCCTGATTGTGCCGGCGGGGAACACGCTGGTGGCGACGGCGGTGAACCCGCCGGCGCAGGCGAGCGGGTGGAACGTGTACGCGGGGCTGTCGGTCGCGGAACAGACGCTTCAGAACGCGGGGGCGCTGCCCATTAACGGGCAGTGGACGCTACCGGTAGCGGGCTTGCAGCAAGGGACGCCGGCGGGAACGGGACAGGCGCCGGAATCCTGCATGCTTCCGGGGCCGAACGTGCTGTGGAGATGAGCGAATGGCGACACTAGGAAGCGCGGCGACCAGCCAGACGCTGAGCATCATGAAGGCGGCCAGCGGACTGGCGGCGACGGTGGCGGCCATCGCGGCGAGCGAAAACGTGGAACTGGCCCCGCTGGAGCCGGAACACGTGAAGGCGCAGCAGATAGCGGCCGATGTGGCGGAGAAAACGGCGGGGGTGAAGTACCCGGCAGTGTACATCTACTGCGCGGGACTGAATAACCTGCAAAAGGAGAAATTCCGGGAGTTCTCGGGGAAAGTGCAGATGGCGGCGGAAGTGCGCGTGACGCACGACCGGCTGGAACGCGTCTACGACCATTTGCAGTACTACGTGGCGGCGGTGATCGGGGTGCTGGACGCGAACCGCGGGGACTGGGGATCCGGGATGTTCTACACGGGCGGGTACAAGGTGGAGTTCGGGCCGGTTAAGCACGGGGGCAAGAATTTCCTGCAGGTGGGAAAGATCTTGTTCGAGGTGGACGCGAGTTACTGAAGGAATCGGCGGAAACAAGTGGGGGAAGGGCGGCCGAGGAGGCCGGGGAGATCTAACTGTTATGTCGTGCGGATACATATCATCGAACGACGAAAGGCTGTATGTAGCGCCGGAGCTGACTTACGGGCAGGTGGCGGCCGTGACGAGCCAGAACCGGTTTCCGGCGGTGAAGCTGACAGCTAGACAGAAGCTGGTGCGCCCGAAACGGAAGGACAAAACGGGGACACGGACGTTCCCGGGTTCGCCGGCGGGGCTGCGGACAACGACCACATTCGACGTGACGACGTACATGACGGGCTGGACGCAGCAGAACGCGGCGCCGGGGTACGGGCCGCTGTTCCAGGCGGGGCTGGGAGGCGCGCCCATCTTCTTTGGCGGGGGCACGGCGGGGACCAACTCGAATCCCATGACGCTGGTGTTCGCAAGCCCGCACGGGTTAGGTCCGGGCCAAGCGGTGACGTGCGGAGGCGAACTGCGGTTCGCGACCGCCATCGTGGACCCGCTGACGGTGGCGCTGAACGCGCCATTCGCGGCGCTGCCGGCGGCGGGGGCGGCGATCGGGGCGACCGTAACATACGGCCCGGCGACGGATCTGGGGTCGGTGAGCATTTACGACTACTGGGACCCGGCGGACGCGGTGCAGCGGATACTGAGCGGGGCGGCGGTGAACAAGATCGATATTAAGGTGAACGGGGACTACAACGAATTCGAATTCAGCGGCGTGGCCTGCGACCTGATCGACAGCACGAGCTTCCAGGCGAACCAAGGCGGGCTGACGAGTTTTCCGGCGGAACCGGCGCTGCAGGAGTTCGATTACAGCATCATTCCGGGACACCTTGGGCAGGCATGGCTGGACAACACACCGGACCGGTTCTACACGCTTACGGCGGGCGAGGTGACGCTGGAGAACAACATCGACACGCGGCACGAGGAGTTCGGAAGCGACGAGCCGCGGTGCCTTTCGGCGGGGCCGAGGACGGTGACGGTGAACTTCGAGCTTTTCGAACTGGACAACGCGGCGACGCAGGGACTGTACCAGGCGGCGCGGCAATACTCGCCGATCGCGATCATGCTGCAACTGGGGCAGCAGGCGGGACAACTGTTCGGCGTGTGCATGAATAGCGTGGTGCCGGTGGTGCCGGAATTCGACGATACCGAGACGCGGTTGCAGTGGAAGTTCACCGGGAGCCAGGCGCAGGGCGTGGGCAACGACGAGATCTACGTGGCATTCGGATAAGGCGATGGACTACCAGAGCGAAAAGACGGTGGAGTCGAAGACGGTGCCAGGCGTGAAACTCACGATCGCGCGGATGTCGCTGGGGCGGCGGATCGAGCTGACGCGGCGGATCTGGGAAACGGCGCGCAAGGTGGAATGCCTGTCGGCGGGGAGCGATCCGCGAGAGAAGCTGGAGGCGGCGCTGCTGGCCAGGGAGATCGACCGGGAGTACCTGAGCTGGGGACTGATGCGGGTGGAAGGGCTGATGCTGGACGGGCAGCCGGCCACGCCGGAGACGCTGATCGCGGTGGGAGCGGAGGAACTGAGCCGGGAGGCGCTGGCGGCGGTCAAAGCGGAGTGCGGGTTGTCGGAAGAAGAACGAAAAAACTGATCGTCGCCTTCCACTTTTTGGGGTATTCGAATCCAGCCGGGTGGAGGTGCGACGAATGCAGGCGCAACGGACTGGAACAGAAGCGGCGGTGCGGATGGCTGGGGCGGGGCAGAGAGAGCGCGCCGAAAGCGGTGTGGGCGCGCAGGACGGCGTCGACGAAAGAGTGTCCGCGGTCGTACATCACGGCGGAAAGCGTGGGCTGGCTGGAAGCTTTCCACGCCTGGAAGCGGGTGGGGTATCCGGATGCGGAGAGGCTGACGGCGCGGCAGGCCGAGGCGATGCTGGTGCTGGAGAGGGAGCTAACCGAAGAGGTGAAGCGTGGCTAGCAAGAAAACGACCGTAGTGGACACGACGGGCACGGGCAGCGACGTAGACGAAGTGCTGGCCTCGCTGACCAGCAACCTGACGGATACGGTGGAGGGGAACGCGCAACTGGCGGAGCAGTTCACGCAACTGGCCAACGCGAGCCAGACGCAAACCGACGCGGTCACGCTGAATACGGAAGCGGTGCAGCAGAACACGGCGTCGAAATCGGGGTCGGGAAGCGGATCGTCAGGGACCAGCGCGGGCAGCGTGCTGGGGGACATCTTCGGCAGCGGACTGGGACTGTCGCCGCTAATCAGCGGCCTGATCGGACTGTTCACGGGAGGGAGCAGTCCCACGCCGGTAACGATGACAGAGTACGTTCCTCCGCCGTCGATTAACTTCGACGGCACGCTCACAAGCGGGCAGGCGGCGACGCCGACGCAGCCGGCGGCGGGAAGCGGCCAGAGCTCGGGCGGGCAGCAAATCACCGTTCAAGTGCAGACCATGGACAGCCAGTCGTTCATGGACCACAGCGACCTGATCGCGCAAGCGGTGCGGCAGGCCATGCTGAACATGAACTCGGTGAACGACGTGGTGAACGACTTATGAGCGCGTTTCCAAAACTGAAGACGGGGGCGGTGGCGCAGTATCCGGCGAGCCGGGCGCTGGTTCACACGACCGAAGCGATGCGGTTCCTGGACGGGACGGAACAGCATTACCGGGTGCGGGGGGCGGCCGGGCGGCAATGGACGATCAACCTGGCATTGCTCGACGAGACGGAGATCGCAACGTTGGAGGCGTTCTTCGTTAGCGCGCAAGGCAGGTTCGGGAGTTTCAGTTTCCAGGACCCCTGGGACGGCACGGTGTACCCGGATTGCAGCCTGGGGAGCGACGAGTTCGAGATCGATCTGGAGGCCGAGACGCAAGGGAAGCTGGTGCTGGTGGTGAG